TTAACATAATATACATAATGCGCACTGATATAGGGGTTCCTGTGGACTTGCAATCACTAAGGCCAATCCAGCACAAGCCATTGAAATACTTGATAATCCAAGTCCGTTAAACTTTTTTCCTATGTTCTGCCATAGTGTCTGCGCTTCGTGCGTTTTTGCTTTATCCATCGCTAAGCCAATTAGAGCCTTTTCTTTATCTTCGCCTACAGCGTCCGCAAGCATAAGTATCTGATTCTCATTAAGAAATGTTCGACCTTTTCTAACTTCTGTGATCATTTGCGGGCTTACACCCAAGTCATGAGCTATCTGTTTGTATTGAACGTAGTTCATCTTGTCTTTATAAGCGTCGAGCAGCTTGTTTGTATACATTTTGTAGCGTCCTCAATTCACGTCATTAAACCGATTTTAGTCTTTTAACACATAATTTGCTGTATTGACGATACATAAGATTCTGTATTTAATCGGTACAGAATTTAATGTATTCACTGCTTTAGCGGTCACTGTCTAAATTACTCTAGGTGATTTTTATGCTTACGGAACAAATCAAATCCCTTATCGAAAATGAATGTGCGCTTAGTCCTCGACTTACTGGCGTGTTCTTCCGTAAGCACCTGAATCAATCTATGTATGGTGATGACGGCCAACTCACAGAGTTCGCCATTCAATGTCATCACTACTTTAACGAACTCAAACGCGCTGCTGAGCAAAAAGCCTTTCATGCTCGTCTTGAACAATGTCGTCTTCAACACGAACAACAGCAAGAATCAGTTAAACGCGTTAATCAGTCCGTAAAGAAATCCGCTAACCAATCACGAGCTCAGTTCATTGGCTCTCTGCGCTTTGAACTCAATCAAGGCGTTCTGATGGTTCGCTCGGTTTCTCGTTCAATGCCAACTCCAACCAAATGGATTCGTCGTTATCTCAAGAAACTTGGCGTACGTCGCCTTGGTAAGTCTTTGTCTAACGGTGTTTTATTTGCTGGTGACGCTGTCACTGAAATCCTTGCTTGTTTGCAAGCTAAACAGGCTAAGAACGACACCATACCGTTTGAACTGAACATCAGCGCCCTGCCGATTTTAGCTTGGTTTCGTTCGCCACTCAGCTTTGGTACTCCAACATTGGAGGCTCAGTGCTCATGAACGAAGCTCAAATCATCTATTACGACTTGCTGCCTGACTACACGGTGTCTGTGTTGGTCAAAGGTTGCGACGAATGGGATTTGCTTAAATCCATGTCTCATCTTGAGTCTTGGGCTTTGTCTCAGTTCGCTTCTTATGAGTTGGTGTCCATCACCAACACGACCGTTGAACAACGTATCAATTTGGGGGTGTTTGATGACTACTGCAACTAACATCCTTAAAAGTTTCGATGAGCAAAACGTTCATATTGATTACCTGTGTTTTACGTTTGCTGTGAAAGACTTACGTCATTGTCATGATGCGGTTCGTCGATTGCACAAGCATGAGGAATACAAAGGCTTTGCCAAATCTGGACTGTTACAGCGTCACTGCCGTGCACCTAAGTTCCCTGCTCCACCTGTGTTTAATCCGACGGTCGCTCAGACTTCCGATGAGATTGATGCGTACAACAAAGCGTTTGATATCTGTTATCGCAATTACTTGGAAGACTGCTTGCGCATCTTCACCAACCAAGTGCTTGGTTTGTCGCTGTCAGCACCTCGCGGTTTGGGTTTCCAGTTCTACACCGAATCCATGAAACTGACTTCGCCAGATGGTGAGGACTTCTGCGGCTTCGTTGGTATCGGCGGTAACAATGACACGGTGCATTTCCAAATCAACGGAACGGGATGCAAGCATGTATTTGCCCGTCGTCCTACGTGGTCTCTGCATGACTGGCTGACCAATGTACTTGGTGTGCAAACTTTGGCGCGTGTTGACTTGGCCTATGACGATTACGACGGAATTTTTGATTGCGAATACGCTTACAAGGCGTGGCGTGACGACTGTTTCCGCACCGCCGAACGTGGTCGTGGCCCTGTGCTTCATGAAGATATGACCATTGCCAGTATCGGCAAAGACGGCAAACCGATTTACACCAAAGAGCAGTACTCGATTGGTTCGCGTACCTCGCGCATTTACTGGCGTATCTACAACAAGGCACTTGAGCAGAAACTCGCGAACACGGGTCTTGTCTGGTATCGCTCTGAAGTCGAGCTGAAAAAATGGAATGTTGATGTGTTGCTGAATCCAGCTGGCGCGTATGCCGCGCTCAATGATTTCGCAGCCTCGATTTCTACCGCTAAGAAATTCAATACCAAACCTGTCCCGACGAAACGCGCAGCGTTAGACCTGCTGGCCTCTGCGCATTGGATGCGTCGTCAGTACGGGAAAATCCTTAATTCACTTATCGAATTCCATGAGGGCGACATTGAAACCGTGGTCGGTTCCCTTGTCCGTGATGGAACTAAATTCACCTTCCCCGATACCTACGGCAAGTTGGTGACTCACATATTGGAGACTTAACAAATGGCTAAATCCGTTTTTGTACTTGGCATGGATATCACTTGGAACTCAGCACGTGGTGACAGTGCTCAACTGAACGTGTCACGACCTCTACGTGAAATCAACTCGGAGAAATTCAAACGCCGCACTATCGGTGAATCCGGTGATGTGAATCCCCAATGGGATCAACCTTTAATGATTGACCATGAATATGCCCTGCTTCTTGAGCGCACTGGTGCTCTCGTTCCTCGCCGCGAATACCAATTGCGCTTGGAGATTAACCCAGAAGACCCATTGGCAGGAGCTATCGTGACTGAGCTTATTCCAGTCGACCAAGAAATTAAGAAGCACTTCGAGGCTTCAATGAAACCCGTTCAAGGTTAAAAATGTCTGTATGCGTCACCGTCGTTAACCAGTATGGCAATTTGAAAGCAACAAAAACGCCTGTTGCGGATTGCCAAGAATACGTGCTGATTTCGGCGGTGGACTACCAAGAATATAAGGAACCAGTCCTATTCAACGGTGACTTGTTCCTGTATGTCAGTGGCGTGCTCTTGATCAACATGGTTGTTGGTCACTGGGTGGGTCGTGTTGTTCGCCTTATGAGTAAAAGGTAAATCTTATGAAAAAACTAGAACTTGTTGTAACTAACGTAAAACACGCAGTCGTAAACAAAAAGACCGCAGCTGGCGCTGCACTGATGGCCGCGTCTGTCTCTCCGGCGTTCGCTGAAGTCGATATCACGGGCGCAATCAACTCTGCGGTATCCGGTGGTCAAGCTAACGTATCACTGGTTGTGGCAGGTCTGATTGGTATGGCTGCACTGGGCTTTGGTGTGACCATGGTTGTTGGCTTCTTACGCCGCTAACGGCTCACCTCTATGCCTCCTTTATCGGGTAATTTACTTGGAGATGTTCTCGCTATCGTTCTAGGTGTTGCCTTTGCGGGGGCATTCCTCCACGGCTTTGTGAGTGGCATCAATACTCACTAATCAACGGATAAGGGAGCTTCGGCTCCCTTTTTTAATGGTGCAAATGTGAATAAGTCACTCTTTTTACTTTTGTTTTCGTGCTTGTTCTTATCACTTAATGCAAGCGCGGCTCAACCAACCTATAAGGTTTCAGACGTTTCAGCTTATCCCGATTGTAAGTTGCTATTGGGTATGAGAGTTAACCCTGCCTCTTATGTCTCTTGTTATGAGAATAAATTTGTTAACTACAAGGATTTTTCTACTAAGTCCTGTTATTTGAGGCATGGCAAATACGTTGTAGATATCATGTGTCACACGACCAGTCCTTCTTGGCCTCTTTATCGTGCTGCTGGATTCTTTCAAAATTCGGCTCAATGTCCGCCTGACTATGAAAAGGTAGAAGACGAGTACGTCGTGTCGTGTGAACCCATCGTTCCTGCTTGTGAGTATGGAGAGAATCCTGATGGCTCATGCATGGATGCTTGTCAGTTCAAACAGTCCATTGGCGATACGGTGAAATTGTACTGGCACCCTGCCATATACGGCGAATTGGTGACGGGCGCTTGTTACGGTGACTATGGTGCCACTCGATGTGAAGTGACTAAGAACGAATCCACCATTATTTGCACTGGCGTTCCTGATGGACAGTACACGCCCGACTCTCAATGCTCTCTGCGCTTTGCTTACACTGGACGTCAGTGTGACGGTGGCACACTTTTCTGGGGTGTGAATGGGCCTGATGAACCCATCATTCCACCGGATACGCCAGAAGACCCAACCCATGACCCTGACGACCCAACCGATGAGATTGAAGACCCAAGTGTCCTACCCGACGATTCAACCAACACGGTCAATCCCGGTGTCGTTGATGACAAGCCGGATGTAGAAGACCCTGACACGGATGAATCGACAGATACGGCAGTCCTTTCTGCTATTAAAGGGCTTAACGTGGATGTGAACAAAGGTATTCATGATCTTAACGTCGATATCAACCAGTCACACGCTGACATCACCAACGCGGTTATTGATGTGAAAGGCTCTTTGGTCGATAACACCCAAGCCATTCAAGAGCAGCAAATCAATGACAACAAGATTTATAACAACACCAAGGCACTCATCCAACAGGCCAACGGCGATATCACTACGGCGGTGAACAACAATACCAACGCGACCATTGGTATTCGTAACGATTTAAAAGGGCTTGGTGATTCAATGGGCGAACTCGATAACAGCTTAAATGCGATTGAGGGTCTATTGACTGGCTCAGAGTTTGGCACACCTACGGGCACCGCTATCACTGGCGAAATCTTCACGGCAGAAGACTTTGCCAACCTGCAAACTACGATAGATGAAAAGGCCGAATCCATCCAAGGCTATGTGGACGACATCAAAGGCTTAATCACTATCGGCACCAACTTCAACAACGGCACATTAAGCGACAAGTCTTTTAACATCAAAGGCGCAACCGTTGAATCAGGACTACAGCGTTTTGATGCGGTATCGGGTTATGTGCGCCCTGTCGTGCTGTTCATTTGTGCCTTAATCGCCCTTTGGGTTCTGTTTGGTAATCGGAGTAAATAACATGGAATACATCTACTCAGCATTAGAGTTTATTGCCAACATTGGGCAAACCTTTCTCGACTTCTTTGATGTGGCGATTGAATGGATAAAGAACGCGTTTGAATACGGCGCGATGTGGCTTATCTCAGTATGGCTCGATATCAAGATTGCCTCGATACAAATCGCGCTCAAGATTGCCCAGCTGCTGCTCGAAGAGTATGGCGTCTATACGCTTGTCGAAGACCGCTTTAATGCACTTCCCTCTGACGTCCGTTATATCTTGACCGAATACGGCGTCACCTCTGGGCTACGTGTCATCTTTGATGCGTTCGCTACGTCTTTAGTTATGCGTTTTTTTAACTGGTGATTGAATGGCTACTTCATTTCGATACGGTCACGGTGGCTCTTACAAATCGGCTTGCGCCGTGTGGTTTGACTTACTGCCTGCACTGCGTGAAGGTCGAATTTGCATTACGAACATTCATGGCATGCAGCCACTTGAAGTGATTGAACAACGCCTTGGTGAAAAGTTTCCTGATACGGCTCGGCTCATTCGCATTAGCTCTCGCAATCCAGAAGGCTTCGAGCTTTGGAAATACTTCTTCTGTTGGGCACCCATTGGGGCGTTCATCCTCATTGATGAGTGTCAGCAAATCTTCTCGGTCAATGCTGGTTTCAAAATGGCGAACATACACAAGCGCCCTTTCACTGACTTTGAGCCTCACTTACCGGAAGGATTCTCTGAGCTGTTTCACTCTCGTTGGTTAACGATTGATACGTCCAGTTTGGACAATGGCGAGATAGACGATTGCCAACGTACACGTTTTGATGAGCAAGGACGCATCATCTATCCGGAGAACTTTAACAACGCCTTTATGGAGCACCGGCACTACAACTGGGACATTGTGTTGCTCACGCCTGACTTTGCTCAAATCCCGAAAGAGTTAAAAGGTGTTGCGGAGTTGGCCAAGCAACATAAGGGTAAAGATGGGATCTTCTTTTCCAACCGCAAACCGCGCATCTTGGAACATGACCCGACTCGAACGGTCACCAAACCAAGCAAAGACGATGTGGTTTATAACCTCAAGGTGCCGCTTGATGTCCACCTACTCTACGCCTCGACCGTCACGGGGCAAATCACCAAGTCGGGGCTTGGAAAGAACATCTTTCTTAACCCGAAATTCTTAGCAGCTATGGCACTGGTCGTGCTTTCATTTGGGTACTTAGTTTATGCGCTTATTGGTATGGTTTCTGATTCTGAGACGACAACTGCGGAAGGAACGCAGCTTCATCAAACTTCGCAGCAAAGTGGCGTTTCGACTTCGCAAGGTCAAGCACGTCCTGGTCAAAGTGGTTCGCCTAGTTCTGTCATGGGTTCTAGTGGTTCTGGCTGTACGGGTTCTGGTTGCGGGAATGAGTCTTATCATGACGTAGGCACCGTTCCTGCTTGGTTCCCACTGGCGAACTCAGAAAGCATCTATGTCTCTGCGGTGGAACGTTGGCACAAAGCCACCTCGATACACGTCAACGTGCATTTTGAGGTTGTCACACCGCGCGGTGTGACTTACCTCGATGACGGATTCCTAAATAAGTTGGGCGTCAAGATGGAATATCTGGACGATTGCCTCGTCCAGCTGTCCCACGGCGCATCCAACTTCTATGTCACGTGTTCGCCGTATGAGCAATATGCGCAACGGCAAGAGCAAGATATTGAACTCAAACCTGTTGGCGGTTTGTTTAGTGGAGACGAAACCTAATGAATGAATACGTAACGCATGGGCAGCTGGTTGAAATCATCGAGCTGTTTGATCATCTCTCGATAGTGAACGCCGTCATTGTGGTGATCGTGTATGACCTTGCGAGATACCTCCTAGGCAAACTGGTCGACTACTTCAATTAAAGGCAAGGTGCCAGCCCCGCAGGGATAAGGAGTTGCGGAGCGACGACGAGGCACCAAGCCGCCCACCATAGCAAAACCTAGCCTCATCACTTAATCGGCGCGGTTAGCAGCCCAAAGCTATTTGGATGCTGCCGCCCTCCTTCCTGCTAGACCAGCCTCGCAGAGACTATCCACACCAAAGGCGCGTTAACCTACTGGAACGTTGCATACTCACCACGTCAAAGCCTTGCGAGTGTCGAGCAATGCTTATTCTTCTTTTCTGGGTTCTCTCCGACGGACGCGCGGAGCAAGTGAGGACGGGCTAGGACGATTGCGCGACGTGCGGCGGGAGGTCAAACCCCCGAATCTGTATTACGGGGGTAAATTCCACGTTTTGACAGTTTATTAATCATGTGGATATTGTTGTCGGTGTTAACTTGTTCGAATGGAATCTACACAATCTATATCCGCTTGAACAGAATGGGTTTCCATGTGAAACTTTGTTATATGCAAAAAAGACTCTGAGGCTAGAAATGGAAAGTAGCTTTTTTTTCATGTTGGTAGACGCCAAGCATGAAGATAATTCGTTAATTAGTGATCTAAGAAGTTACGCGAACGAGAAGAAAGTTCAAACCTACGTTATTAATCGACCACTAAGCGATAATAAATATACGTACAAATACACTGATGCGTTTGTGGTGCTGATTCCAAATCACAAACTGATGTTTGTTGATTGCGGAAACGGTGAAGAGGATTTCGACGACTTTTACGAGGATTTTCTTGAGGATTTAGGTTCGATTTCTGACAAGTATATGTACAAGTCGATCATCGATAGACCCAGAGTCTGGAGACGTCAAAACGTTGCAGATCAATACTCACTAGATGACTTTATACTCGAAGATGCACTGGATGAAAACCGCTTAGTTGACCCTATGCAAAAGAAAAGAAGTGAACTACTTATTTCTTTGTTAACAGGTAGTATTAACGATATTGAGCGAGTTAAAGAAAACGTACCAGATAATATTCTAGATAAGATCAAACAGAAGATCTTACTCTTTGATGCCGAACAAACTCGTTTTGTTTATGAAACAATTCCCGGCAAAAAAATTACTATTCAAGGTATGTCAGGTACAGGTAAAACCGAACTATTGCTACATAAGTTGAAAGAGATTTATCTAAGTTCAGATGATAGTAAGGTGTTATTTACTTGTCACAATAAAATTTTGGCAAACAGCTTAAGGTCTCGAATTCCTGATTTCTTTAACTTTATGAAGGTTGAAAAACAGATCAAATGGAACGAAAGGCTTTGGTGTGTACATGCTTGGGGCTCAGCTTCTGATGAAAACTCTGGGGCATATCGTTACATCTGTGAGAAGTATGGTATTCCTTTCAAGCGATTCTCATACTCTATGCCCTTTTCTACCGCTTGCAGTATGGCTATTGAGTATTTAAAGAAAATCGATATTGAGTCATTTGGTTATGCTTTTCATTATGTTCTGCTAGACGAAAGTCAGGATTTTCCACCTGAATTTTTAGAACTGTGCGAAATGGTTTCTAAAGAAAAAATTTATGTTGCAGGTGACATTTTCCAAAGCATCTTTGACACAGAAATTGTTTCAGAAGTTGCGCCAGACTTCTTACTTAGTAAATGTTACCGCACAGATCCAAGAACGCTTATGTTTGCGCATGCTTTGTGTATGGGCTTGTTTGAAGAGACAAAGTTGCGTTGGCTTGAAGATGAACAATGGAGTTCGTGTGGGTACATCGTAAACAAAAACGAAGATAACTCTCAATACACATTAACTCGTGAGCCACTAAAAAGATTTGAAGAGTTAGAATCTAGTGGATTAGCTAGCATGTCTCTAATTCGCTCGCCAGATAGCAACGCCCAAACTCAAGCAATGGAAGTATTGTCAGTAATAGAGGAAATAGTTAAAGAAAACCCAACAGTTCAACCATCTGATATCGGTGTAATTTTCTTAGGTAGCAATAAAAAAGGATTTTTAATTGGGGATATCGTTGAACATATGCTTAGACAGCGATATGGCTGGAATATAAACCGTGCTTACCAGAGTAAATCCAACTCATCTGAAGCAGTGTTTTACAGCAACAAAAACAACGTAAAAGGATTAGAATTCCCGTTTGTAATTTGTCTTTCAGAAACTATTAATGATGAATTACATGAACGTAATGCTTTGTACATGATGTTGACTCGCTCGTTTATCAGGACATATTTTATCCTGCCTAGTGGTTACATTGATAAAAAGCTTATTGGTATCGAGGCAGGTCTTAAGTCCATCAATGAAAAAGGTGCGATGGTTATTGATGCACCGTCTAAAGAAGAACAACAGTTAATCAATACTCGTATCGAGTACGACTCAGACCGCAAATCACTTAATGATATCGTACGCTCAGTATTTGAAGAGCTTGATGTGCCACCACTTTGGCATAACCCAATATGGACATTTATTAACGTTGATGATGAAGCTCAACTGGACTACGACAAAATCAAAGAAATCGTTGAAAAAGCTAAGGACTTAATGGCAATTCGAAATGATTTTTGAATTTGATATCGATGAAGGACTTTGTGACTTCTTTTTTAGTCCAATACGAAAACGAGAAGATGTTATTCGCGTTCTTTTTAAGGCGATTCAGCACATCAATATTTACAGTTATATTACTGTTACAAATCCTTCTGGAAAAATGGTTGTAAACGTAAATAAGATGAGTCGGCTGTCTTTCTATTGTGACGACAAGTATTATTCGATTAACTTCCCTTTTCGAGTGGTCGATGGGCTAAATGGGAGTCTAGAGGTTATTTCGAGTGCTTTGGGTACCATCGATAGTGTTACCATCAACAATGTTCTTTCATTGATTGAAGATGATTCTAGCTTTTATAAAGGCTGCGTTTCTTTTTTTGCTGATGAAGTTATGGATATTACTGCGAGTAACTCAGGCTTCTGGCAATTGTTGAAAGATGTATTTATGACAGAATGTGGCTATTTGCGTTATGACTATGATGAAAAGAACGCAAATGGGCGCGCTCACCCTTTACATCATCTCGACATCCATTACGGAAATAGTTCGACGTTTAAAGTCGGATTAAATAAGCGTATAGAGCCAGAGTTGTTTATAGACATTCTTGACGTAACAACAGACAGCCATTACCTAGACTGTTAAATATTTAAGGCTCCACTCGGAGCCTTTTTATTACACAATTTTCTTCAACACTCGGGCATATTTTAGAATTTCATGAGCAACTTTAATATCATTCGAAGCCCCAAGTTCAAGTAACGCAACCCCAATTAATACTTGCTGTGCAGTAACTAACTGGCCAGTAGGAAGCTCTAGTCGGTCATGCCTCATGATGAAATTTTCCCACTCTTCGCAAGAGCTTAGTTCCCTGCCCTTATTCATTCTCATTAAACGCTTACATTCCGGAGGAATGGATTTTCCCTTATCCCATTCTTTGACCGTTCTCACAGTTTTTAAACAAAGTTTGGCAGCATCTTCGACGGTTAAACCACATTCAAATTCACGAAAAATATAGTTTTTAGTCATTTCGTGATACTTCATTGAATTGTCCCTCAAAAGAGAGACATTTTATAGGATACGCATATGCAATCGCATTCAACATAAGCGCCCATAATACGAACTTAAGGGTTAGAAGATTAGCATTGGTGAAGTCAGCTTAGTTACACCGTATTTAGCCTTTGCTTCTTTACAGGCTTCATCGGCTGTCTTGTATGGACCGTGAACTTCGATTTCACCGCAGCGGCCACTTGATAAGAACCAGTCATCAACTTTAAAGCCATGCAGCTGATTAAGTTCCTGCACTGTATCTTTGGTTACGTTCGATACCATGCACGTTGGCTCTTCATCTTGCTCATTCAAGTAACCGAACAACTGGATTGGATATTCCATTAGTTATTTCCTTCTTTATTAAGTAACAAGGCTGAACCGCAAGCCACTTGTTTATAAGCTCAAGCTGGCGTTCCTGAAGTTCTGGCACTAACTCGTCTGGGCATGAGCCTGTGTTTAAGAACACGGTTATATCAGATAAGTAACCTAACGATTGCTTCAAGTCTTTGTCTGTAAAGTTCATAGCTCAACCTCCATTTGAGTCAGCTTCATGCCGTATTTTTTAAGCTCCAGTTTTCCGTAGCTATTGATTACGAAGCTTGATCTATCAACTGTGTAAGTTCCTGCTCGATACATACTTTCATCTTTCTCTAATGATAACTTCATTTCTACTGGGAACTTACCACCAAGGTACGCATAAGCGATTTGTTCGTAGATAGTTCTTGAAGCTTTGTCGTCTTTGCCTGATATTCTGACAATTTATTCGATCATCGTTTTGAGTACGTCGACCACAGATTCACAATGCCTGGGGATTTCATTCCGTCGGCTGTGAAATCGGCAATGAGTGCGTCAATCTACTCACGAGACCTGTCAGATTTTAAAGCCGTTTCTGGTGCGATGAGTACGTATGAAAAAACCGTCACGGACGCTGCAAATAACCTGCTTGAAAAGAATTTAACAACAGAGTCTGAGGGGTACATCAGTGCGATTTCCAATTCGTTTTTGAGCGTACTGCCTGAGCCTAGCCAATGCATGAACTTATCTATCCCAACGATAAACGGGAATCAGGTTTCGATTGATTGCCAGTTCTCGGAAAAGCTCAAGATGATCCTTTCGATTCTGAGCTTGTTGAAATCCTGCTGACTGAGGTCAAGCCTGTACCAAGTAACAAGCCAGGTTCGGGGAGATATTACTAATGATTCAGTTACTACCTATTGTGAGTACTATTGGGACGGTGTTGCCCTCCCTGCTCTCGTGGCGTTTGCCACGACTTTATTTGGTTGGTTCTTTATTGCGAAAGCGCGAAACGTCACGATCAACCTAGTTATTTTAACGCTGTTAATTGGTTTAACGGTCACGCTTACGATTTACACTCTTGCGACAGGCTTGGGGAGGTACAAATTATCAGAACTGGATTGGCACGTTAGGAAGAATTAGGCATAGTGAGAATGTAAGTCCACATTGCTGAAAATGAAAAAGCAAATACAAGACGGTTCTCATCCTGAGAAAATTCTTGAGAAGAAAGATGCTAACTGGAAACCTACTGTATGACTGTATACAAATTAAAAAATAAACCTCGAGAATTTAAGGTCTTAGAGCATGACCCTTATAAGCGAGCTCTCGATTCAGATGACCTTAAGTTGTTAAGACGACTTCGAAGAGGCCCTGTTGATTCAACAAGCTTGAGAGATGTTTGGGTAAATGAGTATGCAACATTTACTCAACACTTTAAATCTGCTGAAGCAATCCCAGACATATCTCAATGGAGAACATTTCTTGTCTTGAGAGAAAATGCATATCAGGTAGTACGAGATGTAATTGATTCTGACGGTGAGTTCTTACCGATTACAATCGATGATGAAATTTTTACCGTGTTCAACGTGATGTCCTTTGGAGAAGAAGACAAGCAGAAAATCAAATTTGAAGACATTGGCGGAGAACAAGGATTATTAGAGAAACTGGCATTTATAGAAAGCGATCTTTCAAATAAATATGTCTTTAAATCAAAAGATGAAGGTTGTATGTCAATTTATTGTGATGACAAACTCATATCGTTATGTGAAGAGCACAATCTAAAGGGACTTTCGTTCGATACAAATCTACTCGATGTATTTGAAGATTGATTCAGCAGAATTATTAGTTAGACATTTACACGCAAAAGGCTCCTTTGGAGCCTTTTACTACATCATCTTTCTTAGCGCTCTAGCATATTTCAGCACTTTCCCTGCTGCTTCTAAATCAGTTAATGCTCCAATTTCTAACAAAGCAATTCCTGTCAAAATCTGCTGAGCCGTTACCAGCTGCCCTGTTGGAAGTTCTAATCTATCGTAATGCATTTTAAAATGTTCCCATTGCTCTGATGAGCTCAATTCCCTTCCCTTTGTCATTCTCATGAGCCGTTTACACTCAGGAGGAATGATTTTCCCCTTATCCCATTCTTTGACTGTTCTCATAGTTTTTAAATAAAGTTCAGCAGCTTGTTCGACGGATAAACCACATTCAAATTCACGAAAAATATAGTTTTTAGTCATTTCGTGATACTTCATTGAATAGTCCCTCAAAAGAGGGATGTTTTATAAGATTGGCATATGCAATCAAGCTCATTATAAGCAGATATAATGCGCACTGATGTAGTGGTTCTATTGGGCTTGTAAACACTACAGCAAATCCGTCGCAACCCATTAAAAATCCAGAGATTCCAAGCCAATAAACTTTTTTGAAATTCCTTTCCATACTGCTTTTATCTGCTATCTACGGATTATAGAAAACCAATTGATTTGCGATAACTCGGTCTTGCTTACTGTAAGCTGAAGGTTCACGAACCAGTTGTTATATGTATGCGGATATATTTTTCAGGATATTTGTAACGATATCGCTTACCGGTTTTTAAGTTTGAACGAGCAAAACGGCAAACTTTTGTATCTCCGCTTCCAGTAACTCGTTTTACTATTGCTACTTTTCCTTTATGTTCCATTTCAATCATTAAATCGCAATAACCATCATATTGGTCGAACTGCTTATCGACTTTCTTTTGTAGCGTCGATTTAATTTTCTTAGCCACTGGATTTGTTTCTGAATCATCGGCCAATGTTGACGCTGTGGGTAACAATAATAAAAATAAAGTGACAACGTATCGCATTCGTAAATCCATTTTTGATAAATGGACTGATTGTAATTTTTTATGCGTCAAATGCTAAAACGGGACACAATTTTGCGTCCCGTTTAACGTAGATAAGTAATTGATATGTCGGCTAAGCTTGTTTCTTGCCTTTATTAGCTTTGAAACCTTGATGAGGAAAAACATTTCGAATTCGTTGTTGAACTTTCTTTGGTACGTCTTTAGAAAAGACCAACCTCATTCCGGAGCGTTGGTTGTACACTTTGAGTTCACCAGTAAATGGGTCATGTTCGCCAATATCTTGTAAGTTATGTTTAAAAGATGGAGGTATATGCCCTTTTACCTTGCTCAAGTGGCCGTCATCAAAACTCACTTTTAACACGGGTCTATCCACGGCGATTAACCAGAATATGACGATTGCAGCAATTAATATCACATATAGCAT